ATCTTTTACCTCCACCACCTACTTGTCCTGCCTTTTGAGCATCAAGTTCCATTTGTCTGTCCATAGCATATCTTGTGTCAAACATACTTGGCATTGTAAAGTTTGTTGCCATTCTTATCTCCTAATTAACTAAACAGGCTTCCTAATATAGAACCCCACGCATCACTTCTGCCTTTTGATTTTTTTGCAGCTTCAAGTGCTTGTAAATCTCTCCATGCTGTTGAAGCCTCACTAACACCTGCCATGTTTGCAATTGGTTGAGGTGTAGGCATTACTTTCATTTTGTTAGCAATATCTCCTAAATCTGCCATCATTCCTACAGCACCATATTGTCTTTCTAACCCAGAATCAATAAGTTGTTGTGATTGTAAAAACGCTTGATTTTGCATTGCTAAATCTCTTTCGTTTCTTATTGCAGCAGCATCTACATTTTCTTGGAATCGACCAGTTGAAGAAGCACCAGTAGCATTTTGCCTTTCTCTTCTAATTGCTTCTTCTCTAGCATCACTAGGTGCATACATACCACGCATCATATCAAATTGTTGTTGATAAGCATCTTGCCAACCACCACTTGCTAAAGCATCTGCTTCTTCACCAAAAACACCTTGCCTTTTAATCATGGCATCGTAGATAGCTTGGTTTTCTGGCGATAAGCTAGAAGTAACCATGTTCTTATCTCTATCCCATCTAACCTGTCCACCTACACCAGTTACATCTGGAGTTGATCTTTCCCAAACTAGCTTGTCTAATTCTTTTTGATATTCAAAATCTTCTTGTGCAAATGATGATCCTCTACGACCACCGCCACCAAAACCACCCATAGGAAAGTTAAAACCACTACCTTGTTGTAGACCAAATCCACCACCAGTACTATATCTTTGTCCGTATAGATTTTTTCCGCCACCTTCCGATCTACCGTATTTTCCCCTTCTGTTTCCACGCGATTTTAATGGCCGAGGGTTTTGCCCACCATATGCTGCTTTATCGTAATTATCTGCCATTTTTATCTCCTATTGTCCTGAGTATGTTACTTTAAATGAGTGTCCGTTATTTCCAGAACCAGCTACACTTAATGAGCCACCTCCAGAACTTCTAGTTAAACCAGATACTGTGCCACCAATATATATTGAATAAACACCGCCTGTATTACTTGCTCCTACACCATCTGAATCTGTACCAAGTTCAGCTTGATTGTAATATGAAACATAAAATCCATCTGCTAAAGTAAATCCACAAGTTTTATCTAATGAACCACTACTTCCAGATGTGTAAGATGGTTGTGAAGCAAAAGCTAATGGGTATGTAGAATAAGTAGAACTAATAAAACTATCACAGTTACCACCTGCTCCAAAACTAACAGTAAATATATCTGTTCCTATTGGATAAGGATGTCTAGTCCATATCTTAGTACCGTTAAGATACACATTATCCATATCAGTACCATTTAACTTGACATCGTGTTGTCCTGTTAAAGCACTTCCATTAAAGTAAATATCTCCTGCCATACTTATCCTATTAAACTATTTGCTGCTGTTAAATCTTCATCTGTCCAAAAATCAGCAGTTACAATTCCTTTTAACCATTCTATATTAATTGATTTGTGTATATCCCAACTAGCTTGTGCCATATTATCTGGCTTACCTGCGTTAATGTTGTCAACAACTTTACACAATCCTCCATAACAACTAGATATTTGTTCTGTTGTCATTATGATGTAGCTATATATAAGTCACCACCAGATGTCCAAATCTTAGCCATACCCAATACTGTTTGTGAAGCTGCGGGTGTATTTGCTTGAACAAAAGCTGTTGTAGCTATCTGTGTTGTATTTGTGGTAGTAGCTGCTGTTGGTGCAGCAGGAGTACCAGTAAATGTTGGACTTGCTTTTTCACCTTGAACAAATGCTGTAGTAGCTAATCTAGTAGTATTGTTACCTGCTGACTGTGTAGGTCCAGTTGGAACACCAGTAATTGTTAAAGTACCTGCCACTGTGCCATTATTCATAGCAAAATCTTCTCCGGCATCTCCGTTAACATCTTGTTTAGAATTAACTGCTGTTCTTACTGTTGTAAATTCAGTATTAAAATCAGCTCCAGATATTACTTTGCCAGCATCACTATCAGACAAAGCATCCTTACCGCTCCAATTTACTGCTAATGTATAATCACTCATCGTATTTTCCCTTGTAAAGATATAATTGATAAATCTTGAATAGAAGTATCGTAGCCGTTGCTTACAATACTTAAATTTAATTTAAGATGTTTAGCACTACCTGTTAAAGCAGTCTGATATTCTTGTAATCCATATATAGGTGTATATTTTGCAGCTCCATATAAGGAAGAAGCAGCTCCATATAAAGCTATAGTACCTGTTGTAACAGGATTTAAACTTATTTGAGTTATAGCAGAAGGATTAATACTATAATCTTTATACCACTTTACACCTAAAACTGCTCCAGAACCTCCTTGCAATACCATTCTTAGTCTTTTAAGAATAGCAGAAGTTACACCTTCTCCTAACGGTATCCATATAGAAGACACATCAGCAGTAATAGCAGCATTAGTATAGCTGGCTGCTGAACTAACCCACGCCAAATCCACATCAAAATAACCTTCATAACCTGCAATGCTCCCATCTTTTTGTCCTATTAATAAACCACTATACAGCTCAGTATCAATCATACTAGCAGGTTCTCTATCACCAGTAAATGACCAAGTTGTTATTCGAGGTGCTGTATTAGGTGTAAACTGTTTAAAATCAAACACATAAGTTATGTTGTTGTCTACAAAACTTAAGATATAGACACCTTCCCCTTCTAAATAAACTGATTTTACATTAGAGCTAACACCTATGTTTCTTATTAAAGTATCTTTAATGTTTATACTATAGTCAGTTAAAGGTACTTTATCTTTTTCAGTAGTACGCATAAGAGAACGCAGTCCTGTAGCTGATAAGAATACTAAATCATCTCCTACTGCTTGTACTGAATCTCTATTAACTAAACCTACACCACTAATAACCTCATTTAATGACATATTAGCTACATCATCAGGAGTATCATATATAGCTATATTGTTTTTACCAAATATAACCAACTGTCCAAAGAAAGGAGCTATGTTTACTATCTCATCATTGTCCCAAACTTTCTTTAAGTCTAATAAACCTGAACCTGTACCTGTATAATCATCTCCATCTAGTAAAGCAGAGTAATACATGACAGCTTTATTTTCAGTTACTCCTCCTACAAACATTCTACCATAAAAACCCATACCACAACTAGGGTCAAATGTAGTTACACCTGAAGGTTTAGTACTGTTGTTAAAAGCTGCCCATTTAGAGCCAGCACTTAAAGCACCATCATATCTTTGAGGTACTATACCCGAATGGAAACAATGTAGCCTTTCATTAAAGTTTATAAATTGCCAATTGCCTGTACTGTTAGCAACGGTATGCTTAACATCAGCACCACTACTAGGAAAAGCAGCATTAGGAGATGAAAAGTTAACTGTGTAAATAGAAGTACCGTGACTAGCAAATATTTTATTAGTACCAGAATCATTATGCTCCACCATAGAACCTATAGCTGTGCCAGTAGGAACTACTTTTTGTTTAAAACCTTTTCTAAAAGATATTCTACCAGATTCTCTAATCATTACATTGTCAGCAGATGTAAGAAAAGAAGGGTCTAAAGTAGCTGCGTTATATTGAGTATTTAACCCATTAACACCTAAGTTAGTTAAAGGTTGAAAAGCTAGTTGTTTAGCCATTAGTGCATATTCCCCATAAACCAATCAGACTCAAATTGAGTATTACCACTATCCATCATAATAGCTTGAGCAATAGAAGTACTAGCTTCTGTAGCAGCTATAGATGATTGTGTTCCTCCATCTTCACCACGCTCTGATAAAGCTCTAGCATAAGCTCCTAGTATTAAAGGCTTTGTAGGTATCTTTACTGTAGTAGCAGCTAATGTTAAAACATCTTGATACTTAACCATATCAAAAGAAATAGTTTCTGCTTTACTAGGAGTAGGTGATAAATCTACTTTAAGATTATTAGAGCTATCTGCTCCATTAAAACCGTAGTAGTAAGGCTCGCCTGTAGAAGCTGTAGGATATCTTTCTCTATTAAGGTAAGCTCTGCTTACTTGTACTAGCTCATTACCTGTAGTATTATTAACTACATCTAGTATCTTAAATTCTTGTCCAGAACTTAAGTTATAGTTTTTAGTACCAGCTACTGTAGATATATCCACAGTTTCTCTAAGTATTTGCCAATCATGGTAAGACTCTATACTTCTTTTAGAATCATTAACTAAAGCACCTATAACTTTATAGTAATCAGATACTGTAGTGCTATCATTAATAGCTCCACTCCAATCAGAAGTAATAGGAGTTTCTCTTAACCTTATTAGTACTTCGTTTATTACTTCTCTAAATGTCATTTATTTCCCCTTAGCTAATTGCGCACCGAAGTAGAACTCTATTATCATCGTTGCCCATTGGAATACTTCATCAAACTTTAATACAGCACCTGCTTGTACAGTTACATAGTCTATTGTATCAGGCGTTAGCTGTAAACCTAGTAAACTAGCTCCTTCAATTACAGTAGGTATTACTGTAGGTACATTAAAAAACACAGGAGCTATCTGTGTAAAGATTATTAAAGCTAGTATAACTAAAATAATAATTCTTCTATTCATAGCAGCTACTGGACTTTCTTTATCTGCTCTATCTCTAGCCATATTAATAGAATCATTACGGACTTGTAGTGATTGTATCATTAGCTTCTGTTGTTCTTGTGCTGCTTGGCTTTTTAAAGCAAACAACTTAGCAACAAAGCCTAAAGCTATTGGTGCTATATTAGTTAAAAATCCTATCATGCTACTAACCTCAATAAATTAAACATCCCTACCTCAGAAGCTATAAAGTAAGCAAAACCACCATATATAAAGTATCTAATTTGATTCAATATGTTAAATATCTTTTGTATCTTAGCATTAGTGTCATCAACCTTACTAAAAAGTTTAGCTATTTGAGAAGAATGCTTATCTAATTGCAGCTGTACTCTTTTATCTTCCATTACCACTTACTCTTATTTGCCCAGTAAGCAGCACTCATTGGACCTTTAGCTATATTTTTAGCATGTCTAGCTTTAAAAGACTTACGCCTAGCTTTCTGTGCTGCTGTAGTAGGATTTTTACCA